GGGTGGTATTGTAAGATGAAAACCACTAAAATATACAAAAGGAGTAAATAATGAGCATTGTTTTAGTAGGTTCAACTTCAGGTAGCGTTACACTACAAGAACCAGCCGTTGCTGGTACTACTGTATTGACCTTACCAGCCGTATCAGGAACAGTTCTTACAACTACATCACCTAAAGCTGGTAATGTGTTGCAAGTGGTTAATGCTACTTATTCAACAAGCACAACCAATTCAACAACAACTTATGCTGATACTGGTTTAACAGCAACAATTACTCCAACATCTTCGTCTAGTAAAATACTTGTATTAATTAGTCATGTTGGTTTGTCAAAAGGAAGTGCTAGTGGCGATAGTGCTATTAATATTAGATTGTTAAGAGCAAGCACAAGTATTGCCACTCTTGCAACACAATTAGGTTATCAAAATAGTGCGGTTCGTTTAGATTTTTCTGGTTTCTTTTCTTATTTAGACAATCCAGCAACTACAAGTTCTACAACCTATAAGACACAGTTTGCTAATGCTAATACAAGTGCGGCTGTTACTGTTCAATCTAGTAGTGATACAGCAATTATGACTTTATTGGAGATTGCGGCATGATTGATAAACATAATGCTATTTTAGCTTTAAATCCACAAGTTACTCTTATTCGTGGCGATGTCGCTTACGATGCAGACGGCAACGAAGTCGCATACGATAAAGCCGCAGTTCAGGCTTATGTAGATGCTCATGCTTATATTGCTAAACGAGCCGCAGAATTCCCACCCATCACCGATTACATTGACGGTGTAGTAAAGGGTGACCAAGCACAGATTGATAAATACATTGCTGACTGCCAAGCGGTCAAAGCTAAGTATCCGAAGGGAGTAGCATAATGGCATCAATTATTACAGCCACAGTCGCATCGGGGTTGACCCAGTCAGCCGATAACTCTGGTGTATTACAGTTAGCATCGGGTACTGGTAACTTAGTTACTGTGCCATCGGTAACAGGCACAGCAATGGTTAGCGGTAATATGCCAGCGTTTAGTGCAACAAGAACAACAAATCAAAGTTTTTCTGCAAATACTTGGACAAAAATTCAATTTAATACAGAAAATTGGGATACAGCAAACTGTTACGACCCATCAACAAATTATCGTTTTACACCAAATGTTGCTGGTTACTACATGATAAATCTTTGTTGCGATATGTTATTTACTGGTACTGCCACAGTAGCTGGAATTGGAATTAATAAAAATGGTTCTTTTTATACTTATGCACCAGTTTTTTACGGAACTATGAATTCAGGTCTTGGTTTTAGTGGTAGTTGGCAGGTTTATTTTAATGGCTCAACAGATTATGTAGAAGCCATGATTTACTCAAATGGAACAAGCCCAAATGTTAATGGTACTAGTGGAAATTTATTCTCAGGCGTATTAGTGAGGACAGCATGACATTACACGAAAAAATTATTAATTTATACCCTGAACTTGCTACTTTTGATTTTTGCAAAAGCTCAATCATTTTACAAAACAATGGTGATGGCGATTACATCGCTAAATGGGAACACCCAACTTTGCCACGACCAACAGATGAGGAGTTAGCATAATGTTTTATGTTTACGAGCATATTCGTAAAGATACTAACATTCCTTTCTATGTTGGAAAGGGTAAGGACTATCGTGCCAACTCCAAACAGAATCGCAACATTTATTGGAAGCGTGTTGTTGAAAAAGCAAACGGCTACACCATTAATTATTTAGCCAAAGACATTGACGAAGAACTTGCCTATTTGTGCGAGCAAGAACGCATTGACCAGTTAAAGCGGTTAGGATGCAAGCTGGCTAATTTGACTGTTGGCGGTGAAGGTGCTGGTGCTGGTGAATTGCATCATATGTGGGGTAAGCCACACCCACAAAAAGGCATTAAAAGACCTTGGCTCAGAGAACGCTATCTTGGTAAAAATAACCCGCAATGGGGTAAACCAAGTGCAATGAAAGGTATTCCAAAACCAAAAGGTAAGGACAGCCCGTTATATGGTCGCAAAAGACCCGAAGGTGGTGGTAAGAAACCGCAACCAGTTTTGGCTACAAAAGATGGAATGGAACTAAAATTTAATTCTATTGCTGATGCTTCAAGATTTTTAAATTGCAGTCGTTGGTCTATTAGAAAGTCTTGCAACAAACAACAGGAGTTTGGTGGCTATGTTTGGAAATATATTAAGGAACAAGTATGACTACAATCATTAACGGCAGTTCGCCATCTATAACTTTTTCTGATGGCTCTGCACAAACAAGTGCTACAAGACCATTCCTCAACCGCATCATCAATGGTGCGATGGCGATTGACCAAAGAAACGCTGGTGCTAGTGTTACTGCTACTGGAAGCCCATTTTCTGTGGATAGGTGGCAAACTATTGTTTCTCAGGCTTCAAAATTTACTATCCAGCAAAACGCTGGTGCTGTAACTCCGCCTGTAGGATTTACAAACTATGTTGGAGTTACTTCAAGTTCTGCATATTCTGTATTAACTGGCGATTATTTTATTTTAAATCAGACAGTCGAAGGTTTTAATATTGCTGACTTGGGTTGGGGAACTGCTAACGCTAAAACAATTACCATTTCATTTTGGGTGCGTTCTTCATTAACAGGCACATTTGGTTTGGCATTAAGCAATCAAGATTGGAATTACTCTTATCCAGCCAGTTACACCATTTCTGTTGCAAACACTTGGGAATACAAAACAGTAACTATTGCTGGTCCAACTGCTGGAACTTGGAACACTAATAATAATGGTGGTGTAAGGGTGCAGTTTGGTCTTGGCGTAGGTTCAACATATAACGGAACTGCTGGGTCTTGGGCAGCCGCACAATATCTTGGAACTACAGGAGCAACATCCGTAGTCGGCACAAACGGAGCAACTTTCTACATCACAGGAGTTCAGCTAGAGGTAGGCTCTACAGCTACTAGCTTTGATTACAGACCTTATGGAACTGAATTTGACCTTTGCCGTAGGTATTATGAGCAATGGGATTACAACAATGGCACAGGCATTAATAATTATATGGGTGCTGGTGTTGGAATGGGTTATGCAAGTAACGATGTCCGTACTACATTGCAATATTATCCAAAAAGAACTTCTGCTACTCTTTCGTTTTCAGGAACATTTAGGTTTGGAAATGGTGGTTATAACTTAAACATTAGTTCGTTTTTGTTTGACCAAGCAGGTTCAAATACAGTATTAATTTATAACAATTCAACATCAGGGTTTACTCAAGGTCAGGCTTATCAAATAACGGCACAAGCCGCATCCAAAATTACAATTAGTGCGGAGTTATAAAAATGTATAAACAATATATTGGTGCAGACGGAACATTGGCTCGTGCAATTGTTCGTTTATTAGACAACGCTTGTATCCCATTCGCATCCGACAACACCGACTACCAAACCTTCAAAAAAGAAGTCTTAGCTGGTGCAGAACTGCAAGATGCCGATGGGAATGTGATGACACAAGAACAGGCTAATCAATTTATTGCGAGCCTACCATAATGTTTATCATTGACTGGGTTTTCGATAAGATGGGCTACACCAAAAAGGTGCATTGGCTAACTTTACTCAATGATTGGGAAGGCACAATAAAGGCCACGCCCAAAAAACCTGCGGTTAAGCGTAAACCTGTGGTCAAGAAAACTCCTACTGTCAGGAAAAAAAATGGCTAACGAGATTGAAAAAGAAATCGTCAAAGAAGCCATTAAAGAGTGGTTAAACGAGAAAGTAACGCAGTTTGGTTGGTTCTCTATACGAACATTGTTTTATGTCTTTGTAGCGGGTTTAGGCTATGCCTACCTAACAACTCATGGGTGGTCTTTGCCAAAATGAAACTATGGAACTTCACGAAGGGATTAAAACCCTAACCAGTAACCTTGATACAAGCCGTCAATCGGCTAAAGAATTGTCTAAAAGTATTGAGAATGTACAAAAAGAAGCTACCGATGTTGCAGTACAAAGGAACATAGATAGACGCAGAGAATTACGAGAAAACGAAGTCCGCAAAGAGTTATTCCTAAAACGGGTATTAATTCAATGGGAACACGAAGAACGGGTTAGACGAGAAGAAGCACAGATTAGGGCAGATTTTCTAAAAAAGTATGGCAAACGATGGGCAGAAGTCGAAGCCCTAAAAGC